GAATTACAGGTAAAAGTAATTGACTGTGTGGCAATATCGGCAGTTGCACCGTTAATGTCTGTAGTGTTATTTACCAATACTGTAGTGCTGTATAGCGGGTTAGTTGCCGATACTGCGGCGCTAGTCTGCTTAAGCGTTAGAGCTACTGTTGTACCCCAGGCAGCTTGTAGCGTTGCATTGACGTTAGCGGCGGCTGTGTCAGATAAGAAATCTAACATAATTGTACTTGCCTCTAGGCCTTTTACGAACTTGTGTGCGGTATCGCCCATAGCTGTAACTTCTAGCTCATCAAAGCTACGGTTAATTGTCGCGCTTGTTACGTGATCGGATAGGGCCACACTATTAAGCGTAACCACAACTCCATTACTTAAATAAACGGCCATCGCTTATGCCTCATCCTTTTCTTGTAGTGTTTCTTTTGGTTTGGTTTCTTTAACCTCAACAGGCAACTCTTGGCCTATCTTAATTAAAAATGCTTTATCTTCATCTGTTAGTGCCATTTTAGCTCCAGCTCGTTAGTACGTTGATTGTCATATCGGCCGTTAGTAAGTCACCGCTAGCCACACTTAACACGCTAGGGGCAGATATCGCACTAACGTTAAATACGATAGAGCTAGCAGCCAATAGATTAAACACGGCTACGCTCATATCCTCGATGCCTATAAAGTTTGCCTGGTTATCAAACATAGGCACAACCATAATAATCTTAAAATTAGCCAGGGGCGATATAGTTGCCCGTGAATTATTAGTAGGGGTAATGTATGGATCGGCTGGGGCTACCGTCACGCTGTTAGCCAATACTGTGCTTAAAGGGTAAGCCGAGGTGGACCAGGCAGAGCTAGTTAAAGCTGCAGCTATTGTGCTGCGTAGCGTGGTAATTGCGGCAGTCATCTAGCCGACCATAGCGCTAGGGTTTAAGTAGTTTGCTAGCAAGCCCCTAATAGATGCTATGAGTGTGTTACTCATCTTAAACGGACTAGGGCTATATCCATCTATGCCTGTGCCGCCGTTTTGTGTGCTAAAGCGCGCTGTCCATATATTCTCAGCTAAAATTAACGCGGCGGCCTGTATTGCTGGCGTATTGGCATAGGTGGCCGTTTTTGTATCATCGCCTGTAGCCGTGCCGTATGGAAGTACGCGCCTAAAGTTTTGATCCGATGCAGTCTTGGCATATTGGATAAAGCTATAGCCCTGCGGGAATTGCCAATAGTTAAGCTGCATATTAAAGGCTGGCAGGATATTGCTAGTGCCTGTGCTAAACGGGATAGTGGCCGTAATTGTGTATGACCCGTTAAATGTAGAGCCAGCCCCAGCGATAGTTACAGATTGGCCCGTAGTAAATATGCCAGGGTTGGCTAGCATAACTGTAGCAACATTAGACACTAAAGCTGTGCCTACTACAGGCGTGTTATCAAACCATAAAAACCCGTTAATTAAATCCTGGGCTGCCTGACAAGTGTCCTCTATCCAAGTATAAGAATCGTAAAGAGTACCGACACCGAGGCTAGCCTTTAGCGTAGCGGCTGTTACATATGTAGCGGCCATATCGGTACTCCTTACGTTAGGTGAGTAGGGCAAAGGGCTAAATATGCCCTACCCACTATTGAGTTATTGCTTAGGTGAAGTTAAAGCGGATAATACCCTTAGGCATCTTGGCGATAGTTGCCATATAGCCATAGATGGCTACTTGTACCTGTAGGTTGGATACGACATTAACTGACATATAGGCAGTTGGTGACTGGTACACAGTAAAGGCCTCAGGTGCAAGGATAATGGCTGAGTCATCTACTGTTGTAGTAGCTGCAAAGTTTTTATCCACGTACAAATCGAGCCCTAGTACGTTACCTCGAATTGAGCCAGGCTGTGTTAGACCGCCTGCGTTCATTGGCTGGCTAGCTGAGTAAATAGGGCGGCCTGTTGTATCAGATGCGCCTAATAGCAACTGCCATTGTGAGCCGTTAGCGATGTAGTTGTTAGCAAAGTAGCCAGTAGCCTCATAAACTAGACGTGAAGCTTCCGATGTATAACCAATAATGCCCGCTGAAGTCGCTGCCTGTGCAGTTGTAGCAACAGTACCCGCAGTTATGAGGGCCGCATTTACAGTAGTATCGAGAGTTTTCAAGTACGCATTTTGTAGTTGCTGTGTTAGCTCAGAATAGAAATTAGGATCAGAGCGCTCTAGTAGCTCGATGCTAAGAGTGTTCATACCTGAATACTTATTGATTGTGCCTGAAAGATATTCTGTAACCATACCTGTATTTTGTACAGCTCCAGCTTCGGCCTCAACTGTTACTGCAGGTGCTACGCCTGACTGACCGCCTGCGCTTGTAACCAAAGATGGCACGTTAATAGTCATACCGCTAGCTGGCAAAGTGCCACGTGAGCACGCATCAATAGATGGTGTGCCAAAGCGTGTGTTAGTTGGAAACTCGCTTAGGTACTGTGTTGGATTAAAAGCTGGGTTTGTTGAGAAGCTGTCATCGGCTGCAGTTACATAAAGTTTAGAGTCCTCGTTACCGAGGGCTGCCTTAATCTTATGCTCTGTGTATGCGCCCATTGATGTAATAGGTGTGCGTACTCGCTGGGAATCTAGCGGGTTAGATCGGATAATTGGCCGTGCTGCCTCTACTACAGGTGCAGCCTCGGTGCTATCCTCGGTTGTTGTTTCGGGGGCTGTAGTCACAGCGGCCTCGCTTTCGGTTAGGGTCGGTTGGTTTTCTTCTACTGTTTCGCTTTCGCTAGCAGCAATACTTTGCACGGCGGCACTTGGAAATGCGGCAGCTTCAACTAGCGAAACCTCGCGCAAAGTAGCCGCCGTCACCAGGAGATAACCTTTTTTTGGCTCGGAGGCTGTCACTTCAACCCCGACGGAAAGGCCATCCATTAGTTGCTCCTGGGCTAGCAAAATTGCATCGTTACCGCGTGTGCTACTACTTATCTTAAAGCTAGCATACAGGCCATCCTCTGCAGACTGTATCGAAATCATACGCCCTACAGGTTGGCTATTATCGTGTGACATTAACAATTTTATTTTATCGGGGTTAGCTGCAGTAATTGATCCTTTACTAAATACAACTTTGCCCGCACTTGTATAACCTACTTCGCCATCGTAGGGCGCTATCTTGCCAGCAATAACGCGGCGCTCGCCTGCATCTACGGCCTGTACTACTCCGCTAAACGTTAAGATCATTACTTGCCCCCTCGTTAAGGCCCATTGGGCTTAGTTGCTCCATACTTTGCGCTTGCTCTAAATCAATTAAACCTAGAGATAACATCTTTTCTATTGCATCTAGTCGCGCTGCAGTATCAGCGCGTAAAAACGTTTCATCAATAGCAAAGCGTACGATATTACCGTGCCGTGTAATGTCATCCATAGATAAGCGGTTTTCTATTGCGCTAATAAACGGCTGCAAGCTATATGCTACAAACTCTTTGCGGCCATCTAATATATTTTGATAAGTCATACTATTATTCATATCTGCGCTTATGTAATATGCAGGTACGTTCATTAAACGCGCTATCTCTGTAGCTAGGTACTGGCTGGCTTCTGTGTAGAGCATATCTTTAGGGCTAAAGCCTACGGTCTGATAATCCAAAGTGCTAGTTAAGTATGCAGTAGATCGAGATGCGCGTGCAGCCTTCCACGCGGCTAATATGCCGCTAACTTGTGCCTCAGGTAAATCAGCGCCGCTATTTTTAATAAATCCTGTAGCCATAGGAGTAGCAGCTGCAACGCTAGCCGCTTTCTGTACGTCCAACGCGCTCTGTATTGTGCGTGAACCAGTTTCGAGTACGCCAGGTAATAAACTCTGGAAAGTGACTAAACTGCCAATACCTGCCATAGGTGTTACAACACCATTAACGCTGTAGCTTTCTACTTCGGTGCCATCGCGGTTAGTTGTAGTTGTTACGCGATTATTAGCTATCCACTCAAAACCCGAGGGCCGTCCATCGTCCGCATACAAACTGGTACAGCGCCAAAAAGCCTGCGCATAAAAGAGAAGGCTGTCCACCGTCATAGCAATCATAACGCTACGCGGCATACGCATATCAGGCTGCTCTAACCATAATGGGCTTTCTAATTCTTTGCCTGTTTTTTTATTGTATAACTCTAAATCTATACTAGAGATAACACCTGCAATTAAATTACGGCACCTGGCAACACTTGGCACTTGCAGCGCGGTATAACGATCCATCATCGGCGCGCCATTAGAGCTGCCGTATAAGCCGCCGTAACTAAATACACCTGCACCGTAGCCCTGGTTAATCAAGGCAGGGGCAAGTTGGGCGGTTGCATCTTTTTTAGTTATGCCTAAAGTTTGTAATAGACCCATAGGGCGCATTGTAGGTTATCCACAGGTAAAAAGTTATGCACAGGCTCGGCGTGTCTAACTATAAACCTTAGCCTCAGATACAGGCTGAGCTAATACGTGTATCACCATAGCTAGGCCGATTGGTATATCTACGGCCCCTGCAGACTTACGGCGCACTATACGCCAGCTACTATCGTTAGTTTTAGCCGCACAGTTGCTCATTTGTTGTACAAGTTGATCCTGGCCGCTATGTCGCAGCCTGTCATTAGTAAGGGCATCGTGAAAGTCAGAGCAGGCAGTATAAAAGCTCTGCCCTGATACATCGCGGGTTTGCACCCCCGACATCTGCAAACGCTGGGCTATCGAGGCCGTAGTGTATTTGTCATAGCAGACTACACGCGGGTAATACATATCGCACCATTTTTTAACACTTGCTGCTATGACTAGCTCATCTACTGCCACCTGTGAGCTGTAGGTTTCAAGGACTGCCACGCCTATCTTGCCCGAAGGCAATATCTGACCCATTACCAGGCTAGCATCGCGCCTGCTCGGGCTAACATCAAAAGCAAACACGGTTAGCGGCCCTGGGGCCATAGTCAGGTTAATATCACTAGCATCCTCAACGCTGCCGTGAGGCCAGGGGCTTTGCAGGCTATCTATCCATTGGCAAAGAGTTTCTGTCCTAAATTGCTCGGTGCTTTGTGTGGTTAATGCCTCAGCTATTGATGCCTCGGTTATCAAAACACCCAGGGCGGGATTAGCCATAGCCCAGGCCTTACGATCCGTAAGGGCGGCAAACTGCGGGGCGCTGTACTCGTAATATCCCATAGACTCAGGCGGGTGCGATAGGCAGCGCTCGCGTAGGTCATTTAAGGTAGTGCTAAAAGCATCGCCGCTATTGCTAGCTAGTAGCGTTTGCGCGTTCGGCCTAGCTCGCGTAACTGGTAAAGCTGCGCTGTAGGCAAGCTCATCTACTTCACGTAACTCATCTATGAATAGAAAATCGGCGGTAGCGCCGCGAGCGCTATCACGGGTAGCCGCCTTT